TGCGCGTTGTGGGCTCGCTGTCAGCGGCGGCCGGGATGCAGGGCGGGCCTTCGGGCGCGCACCCGGTCGCCGCGCACGAGATAGCCGCTGCGGCGGCTCCGAGGTCCGGCGTGGTCATGCGCGTCGGGCGGGGGGCGCTAGCCCCTCTCTCCTCCCTTGTTGGACCTACCCCGGCGCTTCGGCGTCGGGGGCTTTTCCACGGGAGGGCGGCATGACCCCCCGCCAGCGCCAAGCCGCGCGCCTGCGCGCCTCCGGGCTCACCTGGGCGCAGGTCGGGGAGCGGATGGGGCTTGACCCGCAGACAGCGCAGCAGCGGGGCGATGCGCGCATCCGCAGGCGGCACCGCGAGATGATCCGCATCCTGCGTCCCGTGTGGGCCATCGAAGCCGCCACATGGATCGCAGACACATGGGACGCCGCGGAGACGGCGAGGGTGGCGCGGTGAGCGACCCCATCAACAGTCCCGCGCACTACACGGCGCACCCCTCGGGCGTCGAGTGCATCCAGATCACCGAGCACATGACGTTCTGCCTCGGCAACGTCGTCAAATACGTCTGGCGCGCGGACCTCAAGGGCGGCGTCGAGGATTTGAAAAAAGCACGGTTCTACATAGACCGCGAAATAGCGCGCAGGGAGAAGGCAGAATGATCTACGGCGTTGACCCTGGCTTTGGCGGAGCGGTTGCGCTTTACGACCCAAAGACCCGGTTTCTTGAAGTCCATGACATGCCGGTTCTTGCGGACCCGGCGGGAAAGCGGTCCCTGAATGTCGGCGGGCTTCTGTCCATCCTCGAGGGCGAGCATGGCTGCGTCTGGCTGGAAAAAGTCGCGGCCCGTCCCGGCCAGGGCGTGACGTCCATGTTCCGGTTCGGGGAATGCTACGGCGCTACCACGGCCTGCATTATCGCCGCGGGCCGCGAGCTCCGCGACGTGACGCCGAGCCAGTGGAAAAAGCATTTCGGCCTTAAGGGGGCGAAAGACGCCGCCATCAACCTCGCGCAAAAGCGGTTCCCCGAGCACCGCCATTACTTCTTGCGCAAGAAGGACGACGGGCGGGCCGAGGCGGCGCTGATCGCGCTCTATGGCGCGGAGGTTTCGGCATGATCGCCGACGCGCTCAACGGCATCGCCTACCGCGACGACGCGCAGGTGGCCGCGCTGACCGTACGCAAGGCGCTCGATAACGGCGAGCCGCGGATGGTGGTGATTGTCACGGGACTCAAGACAGAGGCGAGGGGAGAGGCGGAAACGCCTCACGGGTCGCTCCCCCGGTCGCACCCCTCGCCTCACCCGCAACGCGACGAAGCGAGCGCATGCGACAAGGAGCAAGACGCATGAAGATCATCACCGCATCCGAAAGGATGGCGCAGAGGGGCGGCATCAAGGCGGTCATTCTCGGCCCCAGCGGAATCGGCAAGACGTCGCTGCTGAAGACGCTCGACCCGGAAGCCACGCTGTTCTTCGACCTGGAGGCCGGCGACCTTGCCGTGGAGGGTTGGCCGGGCGACGCGATCCAGCCGCGCACATGGGACGACTGCCGCACGCTGGCGGCGCTCATCAGCGGGCCGAACCCGGCGCTGCGCGACGAGCAGCCCTACAGCCGCGCGCATTTCGACCATGTGAACGCCGACGGCGCCGCCGCGCAGTTCGAGAAATACGAGACCATCTTCATCGACAGCATCACAGTCGCCGGGCGGCTCTGCTTCCAGTGGGCGCAGGGCCAGCCCGACGCTTTCAGCGAGCGCACCGGCAAGCCCGACACCCGCGGGGCCTACGGCCTGCACGGGCGCGAGATGCTGGGATGGCTGTCGCAGCTTCAGCACGCCCGGCGGAAGAACGTCGTCTTCGTCGGTATTCTGGAGGCTAAGGAGGACGACTACGGGCGGACCAATTGGGTTCCGCAGATCGAAGGGTCCAAGGTCGGGCGCGAGCTGCCCGGCATTGTGGATCAGGTCATCTCCATGCAGGAGCTTCAAACCGACGAGGGCCAGAAATACCGGGCGTTCGTCTGCACGCAGCTCAACCCTTGGTCCTACCCGGCGAAGGATCGCTCCGGCCGTCTCGACACGGTGGAGCGCCCCCATCTTGGCGACCTGTTCGCCAAGATCCGGTCGGAGAAGCGTCACGACGTGATGACGCACGACATCCCGGCCGACCCCGAAACCGAAGCGGCATAAGGAGCAACCGCATGTCCTGGATGAACTTCAACGACGCCGAGGAGCAGACCGGCGACCTGATCCCGGCCGGCACCGTCGCCAAGGTCCGGCTGAAGATCCGGCCTGGCGGCTACGACGATCCCAGCAAGGGCTGGACCGATGGCGTCGCCACCCGGAAGGAGGAGACCGGCGCCGTCTACATCGACGCCGAATATACCATCATGGGCGGCAAGTATGGCAAGCGGAAGGTCTGGAGCCTGATCGGGCTGCACAGCCCCAATGGGCCGAAGTGGGCCGAGATGGGCCGCAGCTTCATCCGCGCCGCGCTGGAAAGCGCCCGCGGCATCAAGCCCAGCGACACCAGCGAAGCCGCCACGCAGGCGCGGATGATCAACTCGCTGGCCGATCTGAACGGCCTGGAGTTCGTCGCCAAGATCGACGTCGAGAAGGGCCAGAACGGCTACGGCCCGAAGAACAAGATCCAGAACGTCATCCCCTGCACTCACAAGGACTATGCGGCGGCGATGGGCGGCGCCGGCACGGGCGCGGCGCAGTCCGCCGCCGGGTCCGGGATAGCCCAGCAGCCGGCCTCGCAGTCGCAGGGCAGCAACCTGCCCGCGTGGGCTCAATAATGGGTGGGGGACGTCGAAAGACGCCCCCCGATCCGCACGCAGAGGCGGATCGCCAGGCGCTCGACACGGCCGTGGAAAGCATGATCGAGCGCGTGCTGACGGGGTGGGATCATACCCGCCCCCTCGGCTCCCTGAACAGAGACGATCTGCGCAGGCTGGCGACCGCCGCCATTACAGGATGGGTGTTGTGGCGCGCCGAAAGCGACGATCCCAAGGTGAAACAGGAGCTGTCGGACGACGTTATGGCGTCTGCGCCTCCTGCGGAGCCGGACTGGCAGACCCCTTTGGATGGGTAGTCACCGGGAGCGGGAAAGTCGTTCATATCGGCGCGTGCCACGACGCCTTGATAAGAAAGGCGGAGCAGATGCGCGTCCCCACGACTGACGAAAAGGTGCAGGCCATTCTGGACGCCCGCGGGCCGGTCTTCGAATACCTGCAATCCATCGGGAAGACGGAAGCCTTCGACGGCTTCAGCAAGGACGAGATGTGCGGCCTGATCCGGGCCGCGCAGGAAGGCGTGCAAGCGTCGCTGCGTCGCCAGGTCGGGGAAGCTTTCGATAATTCGGAGATCCCCTTCTGATGGTGCTTGATTTCAACCATCGCCCCAAACCGCGCGAGCTGTTCGTGAAGACCATCGACACGGCGCTGGAGGACGAGACGCAGCGCCGCCGGGACTATCTCGGCGGCTCCGCTCTCGGCGAACCGTGCGCGCGTCGGCTGCAATACGACTACATGGGGGCGCCGGAAGACGCCCCCATCGCCGCCCGCACGCGCCGCATCTTTCACCGCGGCCACCAGGGCGAGGACTGGATGGCCGAGTGGATCAGGGCCGCAGGCTTCGACCTGAAGACGCACAAGCCCAGCGGCGCGCAATTCGGGTTCGAGGACTGCGACGGGCGCCTGAAAGGGCACATCGACGGCGTGATCGTCTCTGGCCCCGACTGGATGAACGTTCCGGCGCTCTGGGAAAACAAGGTGCTGGGCGCGAAGGGCTGGAAAAGCGTCGAGCGCCACGGAGTGGCGAAAGCCTATCCCAAGTATGCCGCGCAGATCGCGGTCTACCAGGCATACATGAAGCTGGCGGACGCGCCCGCCGTCTTCACGGCGCTCAACGCCGACACGATGGAGATCCTGGCCGAGTTCGTGCCGTTCGACGCGGCGCTCGCACAAGAGAGTATCGACAAGGCCGTTCGCATCCTGACCGCCACCGATGCAGGCGAAATGCTGCCGAGGGTCGCTGACGCGCCCGACGCCTTCGCCTGCAAGTTCTGTCCGTTCAGGGGAGCGTGCTGGGGTGCAATGGCTTGATTTCAATTCCGCCGAGCCGCTGACGCCGACGCACGCGCCGCCGAGCTTTTCGCCGCGCTATGACACGAATGAAGTGCGCCAGAAGCTGCTCGGATCGCTGGAGAGCGTGCTGGGGTATCTCTACCCGGCCGGCTTCGCCGACCCGAAGGGGCGGACGTTCTACATCGGCAACACGCGCGGCGATCCGGGCGAGAGCCTGAACGTCTCGCTTGGCGGCGAGCGCGCGGGGAACTGGTTCGACTTTGCCACGGGCGAGGGCGGCGATATCTTCCACCTGTGGCGCGAGGCGCGCGGGCTGCCGAATTTCTCGGAGACGCTGCGGGACGCGGCGGAATACACCGGGGCCGCGGCCACGGTCCCGCGCCAGCTTCCGACACGGCGCAAGCCATCGTCCAAAGTCGGGCTCGGCCTGCCGTCCGCCACCTACCGCTACCACGATGCGGACGGAGGGCTTCTGGCCGAGGTGGACCGCTTCGATCTGCCGGAAGGCAAGAAAGTGTTCCGCCCCTGGTCGGTGGTGGATCACAAGCACACCGCTCCTGACCCGCGCCCGCTCTACAACCTGCCGAACGTCATCAAGGCGCCGGAGGTCGTGCTGGTCGAAGGCGAGAAGTGCGCCGAGGCCTTGATGCAATACGGGCTCGACGCCACGACCGCCATGAACGGCTCCAGCGCCCCGCTCGACAAGACGGACTGGACGCCGCTCAGGGGGAAGCGCGTGGTCATATGGCCCGACAACGACGACCCCGGCAGGGACTACGCGCAGGCCGCCGCGGACGCCATCAAGGCCGCCGGGGCCTACGCGGTGGAGATCCTGTCGCCGCCGCCCGACAAGCCGGAGAAATGGGACGCGGCCGACTGCGTGAAGGACGGCGCGGACCCGAGGGACATGCTGCGGGAAATGCGGCGCGCGGCCCATGAAGTCGAGCCCGCGCCTTTCCGGGTCTGGACGCCCATCGACGCCAGCGCCATCCCGCCGCGCGAGTTCCTGTATGGGCACCACTACATCCGCAAGTTCGCTTCCGTGACCGTCGCCCCCGGCGGCCTCGGCAAGTCAACGCTGGTCCTGGCCGAGTGCATCATGATGGCGACCGGCTGCGATTGCCTCGGCGTCGAGCCCAAGGAGCCGCTGCGCGTCGTCTACTACAACGCCGAAGACCCGCTGGACGAAATTCAGCGGCGCGTCATCGCGATCTGCGACCACTACGACATCCCGCAAGACGCCTTCGGAGACCGCTTCTTCGTCGCTTCCGGGCGCGACGACGACCTCATTCTCGCCCGCGGCGACGAAGGCGAAATCGTGGAGCTGACATTCCAGCGCGTCGAGCGGTTCTGCGAAGAATGGCGCCCGGACGTCATCGTCCTGGACCCGCTTCAGAACATGACCGAGAGCCCCGAGACGAACGACGTTTTCCGGCGCTTGGGCAAGCGGTTGTCCCTGCTGGCCGACGAGGCTGACTGCTCCATCGAGATCGTCCACCACGTCCGCAAGCTGAACGGCAAGGCCGCGGAGATGGAGGACAGTCGCGGCGGCAGCTCCCTTATCGGGGCCGTGCGCGCCGGCCGGGTGTTGAACCCCATGACGCCGGAGGACGCCGCCAAGGCCGGGCTGGAGACGCACATCGATCATTTCCGGGTGGACGACGGCAAGGCCAATCTGGCGCGGCGCGCGGAGCGTGCCGCATGGTTCCGGCGCCTCGGCGTGCAGATCGGCAACGGCGATTGGGTCGCGGTCGCCGAGCCTTGGCAGTGGCCCGACGCTTTCGAGGGTGTGACGCCGGACGATGCGGCCCGCGCCAGGGCCGGGACGTCGTGAAGAACCCCACGAACCGCCGGGACGTGCGCGTCATCATCCCCGGACCCAATAATCCGACCCGCGTGGAGACGAACGAATGACCCGCCTCGGCGCACCAGTCTGCACCAGTCTGCACCGGCTCTGCACCAGTTCGGGAATCTACAGTCATGTCTGCACCGCTCCAGTCCCCTATGGAGCGGCGCAGACTGTAGTGGTGCGCTCTGTCGGTGCAGGTTTCGCGCACCAGTTCGCGCACCACTCCAGAGGAGCCTGACATGAGCACCAACATGAAACCCGCGGACGAGCTGCTGAGCATTCGCCAGCGCATCAAGGAACTCCAGGAGCGGGAGGGCGAGCTGAAGGACGGCATCAAGTCCGGCGCGCTTCCAGCTGATGGGCAGTTTGCTATCGCTAGGGTTGTGAAGCGCAAGAGCAGCCGCTTCGACCGCAAGGCGGCCGAGAAGGAGCTGGGAGACCTGTCGCGCTTCAACGTCGAGGGCGAGGCCATCGCCGTGCTGGTGGATGAGCTGGTGCAGGCGGAGGACGACTGACGATGATCGCGGAGGCAGGCATGAGCAGCAAGGCCAGGACCAAAGGCGAGAAGAGGCGCGGCAAACGCGCCCTTGCCGCCGCCCGCCGCGCCGCGGGCATTCTCCCGAGCCGCACAGCCAGCGGGCGCAGAGGCAGGCACGAGGGTGACACCGAGCAAAAAGCCCGCGAGACGGTCGCCTTGGCGCGATGCAGACATCGAGGATGGGCGCCGACCGCCGAAAACCTCAAGCGCGTCATGGACGCCCGCGAGGGCTACACGCTCGGGCGCATGTGGGCGGACGGCTACGTCACCCAGCGCCAGCACGACGCCGGGAAGAAATACGCCGAGACCGCCCAAGCCTACCGGGTCGCGCTTGGCCTGCCGCCCCTGACCGCGCCAGCGCCGCTCTACGGCGACGTGAGAGGCGCAGGGCCGGATTGGGATGCGGAGACCGCCCAAGCAGCCATCGCCGCTCACAGGGCCGCACAACGGCTTCTGCGGGCTTCCGGCTGTCACCTGATGGTCGAGGCAGTCGTGATCCATGACGAGCCGCCGCTGTCGGGCGCGTGCCTGCGGCGGGGCCTGGACGTGCTGGCGGAGCATTTCGGCGTGTGATTTTTCTTAGACGGTTGACCGTTTGAGCATCATGCGATAGCGTCACATTCGGAAACTGCGGTTTCGTGTGTTCAAGGCCCTGCCCTAACCGGCGGGGCCTTTTGCATTGGGGCCTTGAACGCAGCGCCCGACGCGCGCATGATGCGGGCATGTTGAAAGGCATCATCTATACTGGCCTCGCCATTGTCGGGCTTGGGGCGATCCTGGCGGCCAACGGCCCTGACGATACCCGCTCAGCGATGCAAAAGCTGGCCGATGGTGGGCGGTATGCCTGCAAAGAGTTCATCAGCCGCAACCTCCACGACCCGCAGTCGGCGCAGTGGGGCGAGTGGCTGGAGTGGCCGGCGCAGGTTGATGGGCAGGAGGTCACGGTGAGCGCACGCATGAGAGCAGCTAACCAGCTCGGCGGGGTCGTGGTGTCGCGCTTCCACTGCACGGTCCGCAAGAGCGGCGACCGATGGCACGCCGTCACTCTGACAGAGGCGTAAGCGCCAGCGGCGGATGGCAGGGCCGCGGTTCCCGACACGAAAGAGGATACGGCGCCGCGTGGGTCCGCCTCCGCAAGCGCATCCTCGCAAGAGACAAGCACCTTTGCCAGCCGTGCCTCGCCGCCGGAAGGCTGACCACGCACAAGCGCGGAGCCTCGCTGGAGGTTGACCACATCACGCCCAGGGCCAAGGGCGGAACCGACGACCCCGACAACCTGCAAACCATCTGCCGCCCCTGCCACCAGGACAAGACGCAGCGCGAGGCCGCAGAGGCGCAGGGACGCAGCGCACGGCACCGCATGGCGTTTGACGAAGACGGATGGCCGGTCTGGCCGGAGGGCCGCTGAGGGAAAATGAGTGAGCCGCCGTCAGTGCTGACAACACCACGGCGGCTCTGACCACAATCGAACGGGTGAGGTTCGATCATGGCTGAACGCCAAGTAACATGCGCCGCGTGCGGCGCGCAATTTCTGCATCATGGCAATCAAGAAAGGCTTCCGCGGTTTTGTTCAGATAGGTGTAAGCCGCGCACAGCAAAGCCCGATGCCAACGTTCCAGCGTGCCGCACCTTGGCGACGTGCAAGGTGTGCGGCGAGCAATTCTACCCAAAGCGCGCGGGCCGCACGACGTGTTGCTCACGAGGATGCGGGTTGCTGTGGTCAGGCAGCTGGGCCGGCGCTCGCAAGAACGGCCTGCGCGTGAGCGTGGTGCTTTACAAAGGATGCTGTAAGTGGTGCTCGGCTCGGTTCGATGGGCGAGGGGGTTACTGCGGGAGTAAATGCAGAAAGGCGGCAGCTTGCTATAAAGCGCGCCTTTCGGCTGAGGCGAAGCACGACAAGCTGCCGCGCGAGTGTGTTGAGTGCGGCACCGAATTTGTCCCGGAGTATGCAGACAAGCGGCGTCAATATTGTTCTCAGCGTTGCTGCGCCCGCTCTGCGCGCCGCACCGCAAAGGCAATGCGCAGAGCGCGAGAAGCATCGTCTCGGGTTGAGCGAGTGGTGGCCAAAAAGGTCTTTGATCGGGACGGCTGGCGGTGCCGTCTGTGCGGCGTCAAGACGCCACGGAATCTGAAAGGCACCACAAAGCCGAACGCTCCTGAGCTGGATCATATCGTGCCGTTGAGCGCAGGCGGTGAGCACAGTTACCGGAACACGCAGTGTCTATGTCGGTTGTGCAACCACTCGAAAGCGGCGGGACCGGGCGGGCAGCTTCTGTTGTTCGGGTAAGAAAAGCGGCGGGGAGGGGGCATCGAC